GCTTTTGTCACTCTTATCCCTCCTCAAATTCAGGACACTCAGTCACAGTATACGAGTGTATCATTCCGCCCTTTTGAGCTTCATACATCCTGTGCTGACACGTCCTCCAACCCTCGACAGGTCTGCGGTCTATGGACCATGCACAGCCTGTGAGGTATTCTCCTGTTATCTTATCCTTTGTCGGTACTGCGTGGCGGCAGTGCCAACAGAGGGTGTGGTCAGTGTGTTTCATTCTCACACCTCAACTCTTCCAGCCTACAATACACCAACGTGTTGCCACAAGTCTTGTCAGCGATCTCTGCCTGATAGAAGAACTGACCTGTCTTACTGCTCTTGCGGATAATGCACCCTGTCAATTCGTAGCAATCAGAGCCGTTGTAGCTCACCCTGCGTCCGAGACTCTTCTTTACTTCGTGTATCGTCATAGCTCCTCTATCCTCACATAAATGCCAGGTATGTCCGCCCAAAACTTCTCGCATATCTCACTCGCCACAAGCTGGTCGTCAGTCCAAAAGCCGCATAGTGTCATGCAGTCCTTGAACATCTTCTGCAGGTTGTCTGTGTCAGGCTTGCTGATCTTGTACTCTCCGTCCTTGTGCTTGCCGTCATTTGGAAATAACCACTTTGTTATCAGCCTTATCCCACAGATGTATTTTTCAGGCGGTCTGTGCCTTGCAAGGTTTGCCGTGAGCTTTTCTTTTGCCGCCTTGACATCGGGTGGGTCATAAAATATCGGCTTGCCGTTTCTTACTGCCACCTTGTGCTCCTGCGCCGTAGCCGTCGGCGGTATCATCGCCATAAAAAATTCAGTCATTGTTGTCTGCTCCTCTCATGCGGTCGGTGTGCTAGCCGCCTTATTATTTCAGAATAGATTTTCGGGCGGCTTATGCCCGAAAATATATATTATGTAATAATATACTTTTTCTTCCCTCGGGAAAAAGTCGGTATTTTGCCGATATTTTCTTCCCAAGGGAAAACACCGATATTTTCCTTACGCTTACTCGATTTTTTCCTTTCCGTTTCAAAGTAAATTTTCTCGACTTTTTCCTTTCTTTCACTCATTTTTTTAAGCCACATTCTCCGCCATCTATCCAAAAACCACCATGCTCTTTGAGGTATGAACGCACTGTCTTTTCACCCTTTCCTATGTACTCCGCCAACTCAGAAATGCGGCACTTGCCGTTCTCCTGCACACCGCTGAAAGCTGTTTCAATGCTCTCCTTGCGTTCCTTGCTGCGGTCTTCACTGGTCTTCTTCTTGCTGAAATTCTTTTTCCAATTCGGCGTGATGTCCTCTACCTCGCAGTCTTTAAGCACGCCCACAGTATCCTCTCTGTGAACAGGATAATCAAACCACATATTGAGGGGAGCAAATTTCGGGAACTCTCTCAGAGTACCCTCTATACGCCATGCCGTGCGGTTTCTTACCGCAAGCTTAGCCTTGTCTATGTCGGCCATCATAAGCTTGTATGAGTTCGGGTGCAGGTGCTTGTGCGTTATCTCAAGCATTTTTGACGGCGTAACAAGATCATCCTGTGAACAAAGGTCATCAGTATTTCTGTAAAATCTCCTCATCCAGTTCTCACAGATACGGCAAACAGTTTCGTCCTCCTGCTGCTTGTAAAGGCTGTCTGAAATGTCAAGCTCTGAAAGGTCAAGAAGTGCGTCAGGGTCACGAGCGAATACTCCTGAACCGCTGGCTCTGTCCATTGAACGCTTACCGCCCTGCGCTCCCTTTGAGTGGTGGTGACAGTATATGACTGCACAACCAAGCTCTGTGCATACCTTGTCAAACTGATTGCAAAAGTGCGCCATTTGGTCTGCTGAGTTCTCGTCACCTGTTATGACCTTGTAGATAGGGTCTATTATCACGGCAATGTAATTCTTCTTGCTTGCTCGGCGTATAAGCTTTGGTGCAAGCTTGTCCATTGGTACGCTGTGACCTCGCAAGTTCCATATGTCTATGCTACTGAGGTTATCAGGTTCTAGGTGCATTGCGGTGTACACGTCCTTAAAGCGGTGCAGACAAGATGCTCTGTCAAGCTCTAGGTTGACGTATAGTATCTTACCTTTGGTGCATTGCCAGCCAAACCACTTGACCCCCTCAGCTATCGCCACGCACATCTCGATAAGTGCATAAGACTTGCCTGCCTTTGACGGACCTGCAATGAGCATTTTGTGACCCTGTCTGAGAACACCGTCAATAAGTGGTGGTGCAAGCTCAGGCAGGTTGTCCCACTCAGCACTCAGGCTCTCAGGGTCGGGGAGATCATCATTGATACTCTCTATGTAATCTTTCCATTCCGAAAAGCTTTCTTTTCCTATGTTCTTGTCAATGATGAACTGTTTCTTGCCGTTTCTCATTACGCCTGGCATACGGCTAAGACGTGAGGGATTGCGGTTTTGTTTATCTATGTCAAGACCACTTTCCTTGCAGACCTTGTAAAGAAAATCAACACGCCTGCGGTATTCATCATAGTTGGGAGCGTCTATCTTGACGATAGCGTGAACGCTCTTTCCACCGCTGTATACAAGCACAGCGATAGGAAGTTCAAGCTCTCTCATCACAGCATTCTGCTGTTCTATAGGCATACTGTCGCTTTCAACAAGAGCATAGCGGTAGTCTGTTACATTCTCGTTCTTTACGCCCTTGCCGTCAAGAGGATTGAAGCGGATCCACGCTCCGGCTTCTTCCTTGTAGTCGCCAAACACCGCACCTATATCGCCGTTACATTCGCCAAGCCTCTTGATAAGCTCCCCTGCCGTCCTGTCACAGCAGCCCTTTGTAGGCAGATACTTGGTCTTGCCGTCCTTTTCTGTTTCCCACGTTTGCGTAACATAGCCCACGTTCTCTCCTGCCTCAAAGAGTGTTTCAAGATATGTGACTATCTCCTTGACAGGATCCCATTGGGCAGGCTCGGTGATCGGTATGCCCTCACCGCCGTTTACAAGGGGGCTGCTTTCTTCTGCAACTATCTCGCCGTCCCAATCGTATGCCTTAAACTCATGGGGGCTGTATCCTCTTTCCTTTGCCATTTGCACGATAGTTCCTGCGGTCACGGGCTGGGCATTGCCGTTAAAGCCTTGCCACTTGTGTTCGCATTCACCGCTGTGATAACGGCTGTCTGACCTCGACCAACTGTCCCAATCGTTCACGGAATAGCCCTCGTGCTTGAGAGCCATTCCCACATTGACCCATTCCTGATAATCACAGCTTGCAGGGTCTATGTATTCAAGCATTTTAAGCAAATTTGTGTTATCCATTCACTTCTCCTTAGTTCTCAGGTGTGTATGTTTTCGGGTCGATATCTCTCGGCACTCTCCAACCATTGGCAGAGATACGGGCTATCAACCTGCTTGCACTGTCAAAGTTCCAAGAGCCAACGTGCTCAAAGCCCTTGCTTTCAAGCAGCCTTATTTGCTTTGGAGTGGTAAGTCCTGCATTGCGGCGTTTTTCAAGGCGGTCAAGGATAAGCTTTGCCTTGCCTGCGTTGTCTATATCGTCAGGGAAAATGCCCAGCTTTTCAAGCTTTGCTTTCTGCTTGTCGGTAGCAGGAGCACACTCCCAGCCAAAAGCAGGAACGTAAGAGGACAAGTCCTCAGCCTGTATTGACATTTCATATTGCAATGGGTCAACGAGCTTTCGCTTGCGTGTTTTCATTTCTTTGAGCTGCTTTGCCAGAGACTCTTCACGCTGTGCCACAACGTCCTCGCTTGCCTGTTTTTCTGCCTCTTCGATATCCACTGCACAGCCTGCCTCATTGGCAAGGTTTTCGGTCATTTTCTCAGCGACCTCTTCATTCTGACAGATAAGGTGTGCAGGTCTGCAAAGCTCGTGGCGTTCTGTGTGCCATAGGAAATCCAGCAGTAAAAGCTCTGTCTTTCCCTCGCAAAGTCTTGTGCCTCTGCCTACCATTTGACAGTAAAGCCCACGCACCTTTGTCGGTCTTAGCACGATAACGCAGTCAACTGACGGACAGTCCCAGCCCTCTGTGAGGAGCATTGAGTTGCACAGCACGTTGTATTCGCCCTTGTCGAAAGCTTCAAGTATCTCCGCTCTGTCTGTGCTTTCTCCGTTGACCTCAGCGGCGTTGAACCCTTTGCTGATAAGGATATCACGAAACTTCTGAGAGGTCTTAACAAGCGGCAGGAATACAACTGTCTTGCGTTCCTTACAGTATTTAAGCATTTCATCAGCTATCTGATAAAGATATGGGTCAAGTGCCGTGTCGATATCACTTGCCTTGAAATCTCCTGCCTGAGTTGATACTCCTGAAAGGTCAAGTTTCAGCGGTATGGTGATAGCCTTGATAGGTGAAAGATAGCCCTCTTTGATAGCCTGCGGCAGGGTGTATTCATATGCAAGGCTGTCAAACACCGAGCCTAAGTTCTTCATATCGCCCCTGTCAGGTGTAGCCGTCACACCAAGTACCTGAGCCTTTGGAAAATGGTCAAGCACTCTCTGATAGCCGTCTGAGATAGCGTGATGAGCCTCGTCAATGATAATGGTATTGAAGTAATTTTCCGAAAAGCCTTTGAGCCTTTTCTCTCGCATAAGAGTCTGAACTGAGCCTACTACCACACGATACCAAGAACCTAAACAGCTTTGCTCTGCTTTTTCGGTGGCACAGCCAAGCCCTGTTGACTTCATAAGCTTGTCCGCCGCCTGGTCGAGCAGCTCGCCCCTGTGGGCAAGGATAAGCACACGCTTACCCTGCCGCACACATTCTTCCGTAACAGCCGAGAAAAGTATTGTCTTTCCCGTTCCTGTGGGCAGAACTGCAAGGACCTTATTTATTCCCTCAGACCATTGTTCGAGTATAGCAAGCTTAGCCTCGTTTTGATATGGTCTTAAATTCATCATCAGAACGCACCGGCTTTCCAGCCACCTGTCTGAGCAGGCTGACTATACTGTGGTGTCTGCGTCTGAGCAGGCTGAACAGTAGTCACATTCTCGTCATAGGCATAGAGCTTCTTTATCTTGTTGGACTGCCTATCCTCACCGTCCTTGTTCTTGTAGTTGTCAACGTAGACGTGACACTTGCCCTTTTTGCCTGTGATAGCGTTCCAGTTCATTTTCAGCGGTTCACCGTGTTTTTTCAGACCGAGAGCCAAGAAAAGTGCTGAGAGTTTCCACTCAAACTTGTTGCAAAGGAAGAAGTTCTCTGTTATCTCCACGCTGTCCTCTGCACCCCAAATGGTGAATGTGACCTTTGCCATATTGCAGGGCGGCACTTTTGCCGACCCCTCGTGTCTTGCACGTTCGTACTTTGCAACGGTGAAGTCATAGTCACCCTCAGGGAGCAGGACAAAGTCCCCACCCTCGTTGACTATCTCATCTTCCCAGCCGTATTCCATAAAATTATCCATAGTGTTGTCCTCCTTTTAAAATGGTACTTTCTGATTTTCTCTGATAAGCGGCAGCATTTGCTCCCAAGCGCCTATCAGACAGCCCTGCACGAAGTCGTCAGGATAGTTTGTGATAGGAGTATCATAAGGGAAATAGTTTCTCTGAGATACCACAAGACGTATATCCGATTCGCTTACGTTGTTGGCTCTCATAAGGTCTGCAAGTGCTTTCGGTATGCCCTCGGGGATAACGATAGGTGGTGGTGCAACGTCCTCAAAGCCGCTGAGATCAGTAAGAGGCTCGTCCGATTTTCGTGTGGCAGGCTGTGCTGTCTGAACTGTCGGTGCAGGCACAGGCTTAGGCATTTCAGCAGGCTGTGTATACGCAAACAGGTGAGCTATGCCACTATACTCAAAAGGCATTTCAGACGGAAGTCCGTCACGATTTTTAGCGTCCCAGCAAGGGTGATGTGTGGTGTACATAACACGGTCACCGCCCTGAGCCTTGAACTTCTTGCCGTCCTTATCCACAGCTACTGCATATGTTTTGTAGTTTGCAAACAGCACCATATCTGCCCATTCTTTCACAAGAGGCGATATCTGAGAAGAGGTCTTTTTGCCGAGTTTCAGTTCCCAGCGGTCATAAGCGCCCAGCTCGTCAGGCTGTTCAAACTTTCTCATCTGAGCGTGAGCCGTAAGCACAACGTTGATACCGCTGTCAACTACCTCCTGCAAAAGATTAAGGAACTTGCCTATCTCCTCTTTCTCGTAAACATAGCCGTTGCCGTAGCCGAAATCTTCAATGCCTTTCTTCTGATGTGCCGAGCAGATCGTTTCAATGCAAAGCTGTTCAGCCCAATCAAATGTATCAATGACAAGGGTCTTGCAAAGCCTGCCGTTCATAGCTTCCTTTACCTCGTTTTTGAGCATTTCCCAGCTTGTTGGCTTAGGGAAACGTCTGATGTTCAGCTTCTTTGTACTGCCCTCAGTATCAATAAATACAGGGTCGGGGAACTGAGCCGCAAAAGTGGATTTGCCTATGCCCTCAGGACCATATATCACGACTTTCTGTGCGGAGCTTACAACTCCTGATGTTATCTCATACATTAAAATGCACCTGCTTTCCAAGTTTTCGTTTCTGATTTTTCGTCCTTATCGTTGTCCATTGACCTGCCGTCCTCGATGATGATACTGCACTCGTCACCTGTAGAAACTCTTGTGGCTATCGCCTGCAAGCCCTGTTCTTCAAGCCACTTGCCGAAGTCATCAAGGGTGTCGGTATCCATTTGTTCAAGCTTGTCCAGCAGGACAAAACCGCAGTCAGGGTTGAGCTTTCTCACGATAGAGGTAGCGACGATAAGCTGTTCTGCTCCGCTTATACTGTCCCACTTATGCCCGTTATACAGCAGTTCTCCGTCCTCAACGGAAAGTCCCTCAAGGGGCAGGTCGGCATTTTTGAGCAAGTCAGTTTTAGCCTGCCTTACGTCCTCTATCTGCTCAGTGAGATATGTATACTGTGAACGGTAGTCCTCAGCGTCTATCTCAGCTTTCTCCCTGTCGAGGTTTGCTCTTATCTTCTTGTTCAGTTCCTCGATATCTGAGATATTCTTTTCAAGCTCCGCTGTGCTTTCGTCCACAAGGTCTTGAGCGTCAAGGCTTGCAAGCTTGAAGTTGTTCGCTGCCGCTTCATAGCTTGCTTTTGCACGCTCATAGGCGGACTTAGCAATCTCCAACTGTTTTTCGTAGTATTCTTTCTGATCACGCTTACGCTGATTTTCACCGTTGCGAGCAAGTATATCCTGCTGCTGTCTGATAAGCTCCGAAGCTGAAACAGGCTCGGCAGGGACGTTTGCGTACACAGGCATTTCCTTTGCGAACTTAGACTTCTGGTCAGCTATCCTACCAATAGCGGTACGCTGGTCATAGAGGGAATGTTCCTTATGTTCAAGCTGATAGAGCGTATCGCCCACGCCGATTATTTTCAGCAGAGTTGAAGCTTTTTCCTTGCTTGACTGATTTATGAACTTAGGCAGGTCAAGTGCAAACTGCTCAACGAAGCTGTTCAAAAGCTGTTGACCGCCTTTTTTGCCGGTGCTGTCGGTGACTTTGAGGGAGCTGTTCTTACCCGAACGCTCCACTACTATACCGTTATCGAGGGTGATCTTCAAGTGCGGTTCGACAACAGACCCCTCACGCTGAGGAGAGGACGGCTTGTACTTATCTCCCCCAAGTGCCCAAGCGATAGCGTCAAGGACAGAGGTCTTGCCCTGCCTGTTCTTACCGCCGATAACAGTAAGTCCATTCTTTGCGGGCTCAAGCTGCACGGCTTTTATCTTTTTTACGTTCTCAAATTCAAGTGAGTTTATTTTTACTGACATTTTAGTTCGCTCCTCTCATATTTTCAAGCTTATCCCTTGTGCTGCATATTTTTCCGTACACTTCTCCGATATCAAAAGCTCTACGCTCACATGCCGGCATTCCTTCGTAGATATCGATTATATCTGTACAGGCTTCGTCTACGGTATCATATGCTTGACAAATCTGTTCTTTTGTGCTACCATTAAATTGTATGTTATCGGTATCTTCTTTTGCAGATACCTCCGAGCTTGTGCCTGTTGCCGCAGGTGCAGGCTCATTTTCTTTAAGGTAGCGGGTAAAATATACGCCACATTTATAAAATCTTTGGCCAAGCGGACATTGTGTGCAGTTCATATTTCCGTCAGTGCAAACCTCCACCGCCTTTTCAAATTTCTCTTTTGTTATCATCCTTATTCTCCTTTTCAATGGGTCTTACGCTCATATACTGCTTGCCGTCATAGTCCATCTTCTTCACAGGCTCAAGCCCTTTCTCACGGAGCGACCTTGCGGCATCGCCAAGCCCTCTGTCGAAATCCTCACGGGTCTTGTAGAATGCACATCTGCGGCAGTAGTCCTTTGTTGGCGTTACTGTCAGCGCACCGCACTCGTCAGGCTTGACATTTGAATGGAACACGCAAAGGCTTACCGCTCCACTGCCGTTATCAAGGGGCTTGTCCCTCTTAAATACCTCTCTCATCACTATCATCGTTTTCGTCCTCCTCTTTCTCAAAACGTTTCTCCCAGTGCCTATTCGCCACGCTCAGCACAAGATACATCACTACATCTATCCCTGCAAGCACGGCTATTGTTATCAGCAGTATTCCTACAATGCTCATTACCACTTTCCTTTCATTTCAACTTCGACCTTGACCACGGGTCTGCCTGCTTCTCTCACTGCACGCTTTATGCTCTCCTCTGCTTCCTCGTAGGCAGTTTCTTTTATGCTTACATACCACCTGTATGCTACATACATTGTAAGCACCACCAAGAGCGCTACCGCTGCGGCACATCTGATTATCTCTAGTACGGCTATCATTTTCTCATGTCCTTTCTGATCTCTCTGCTATCCACTTGTCAAGCAGCGTTGAGTATATCTCATACACATACTCGTTAAGCTTAATGGCGCACCCAAAAGGATACACGCCCTGTCTGAGTCCTGCGTTCAGCCTGTTCACGTTGGTGTTGAAGCCTGCGGCTTTCAGCCGTTCCACCGCTTCTACCGATGATATCACTCTGAGCATTTAGTCCACCTCCTCGATTGCAACGATATTTCCGTCCATGTTCGTGTCATATGCCTTCATGATAGCTTCACGCTTGCTATCTGCATGAACTGTGAACACCTCTCTGACATTAAAGTCACTTATCGTCGTTACCTTGTACAGTTTCATTCTTGTACCTCCTTTTAAAAGCTTGATTAATCCTTTTCGCAGAGCAATTTTCCGTCAAGAGTCCAATACTGAATGACCTCTCTACAGGGGTCATTTTCTGTTCCTGCACCTTTCAAGGCTCTTGTTACGATCACCTGTTCAATCCTGGCACTGTCACACCCTCTTGGAGTAGCAGTAATTTTCTTTTCCACGTTTCTCTCACCCCTCTTTAATCACCTGCCCCCTCACGCCTTAGGATATGGCGTCGGGTTTCTTGTCTTGCCGAGAAGATAGTCAACCGAACAGTCAAACATCTCCGCAAGTGACATTAAAGCAATAACAGCCTGAACGTTTCTTTTCCTTTAGGTGTAATAAACACCTGCGTGCTTGAAAAACCTGTTTTCTCATTAGAAAACTCCTTGACTTCAAACAAGCCGTTCTCCATAGGCTTTGCATACGGCATAAGCTTGCCCTTTTTATCTCTGTAAAGATACTTTTTATCAAGCAGGAAATTTACAAATGTATTTTGCTTGACTTTAAGTTCCTTAGCTGTTTCTCTGATTCCTGTCAGCAGATTTCTGTCCACGAGTTCATCAAAGTAATCAGCTTTCGGTTGCATTATCTGTTTATCAACAGTAAGCTGTGAAACACTTACTTGCAGAGCTTTCACCTTTTCGTTAGCAATTTCCAAAGCCCTTTTCATAATCATTTCGGGACTGTTCCACGCTTCTTCAACTCTTATGAAGTACTGACGGAACTGCTTTCCTTTTTCACTTCTCTGCAACATACAGATCTCCTTTGCCATTGGGATTGTAAGTTGGTGGTCGGTAAGTTCACGACTTACCTGCCTGTTTCCCTCAGTACGAACCTGCTCATTTTTGAGCGGGTTGAAATCCTCACCC